ATGACCTGGTTAACACAAATCACCATGGGCAGCCTGTTCGACGGTATCGGCGGATTCCCTTTGGCTGCGGTCCGCAACGGCATCACGCCGGTATGGGCGTCGGAGATCGAAGCATTTCCCATTGAGGTGACAAAGCTGCGCTTTCCCGGCATGATCCATGTAGGCGACATCACTAAGCTGCGTGGCGCGGAGCTGCCGCCTGTGGACATCATCTGCGGGGGCAGCCCGTGTCAAGATCTCTCCGTTGCTGGCGCAAGGGCAGGTCTTGTCGGCGCGCGTTCTGGCCTCTTTATGGAGCAGATGCGCATTGTGCGTGAAATGCGGTTGGCAGAGAAAGCCCGTGGCCGGGAGAGCGTCAACATACGGCCGCGCTGGATGTGTTGGGAGAACGTGCCAGGGGCCTTTTCAAGCGGAAAACCGAAGTATGAGGACTTTCGGATCGTGCTGGAGGAGATCGTGCGGATCTGCTTTCCCAACGAGCTTATCCCAGGCCCCTATCCTTACGGATGGCCCGATGTCGGTGATCTCACGGCAGGCGATATGTTTTCTATTGCGTGGCGCTGTCTGGACGCGCAATTGTGTGGCGTCGCGCAGCGTCGCAAGCGCATCTTTCTCCTTGCTGACTTTGCCGGGCCGCTCGCGCCCCAGCTTTTATTTGATGTATTTGACGAAACGGAAAACAGTGAGAAGGAGGTCTCATAGATGTACCGATTCGATACGACCGGGCAGATGACGATGCTTGATTTAGACACGGCTGAAAGGGGCGGAGCACCGCCCAAGCGCAGATCGGGCAAGCCGGACTCCGAACTGGTTTCGATCCCGTATTTCCACTTGGATCTGCTGTCCTCTCCCGTGGATCTCTTCGGACAGCGCCATTGGGAGCTCCGATCTCCATGGCGGGAAGGCAAGCGGCCCCTCAATACCGGGGCCGCGCCCCGCCGCCCGATCCGCGTCTCACTGTCCGGCATACTGGAGGCGTACCCAGCCCTAAAATATTATCTATCAAAAACAGCCTGTCTGGGCATCCTGCGCCGCGCCTTTGAGCGCGGCAAGGAGCTGCCGAAGATGCTGGCGCGTGCGCTGAAGATCCAAGCGGGGCTCATGAAGCCGGACAGCCAACCTACTGACCTGAAGGCATTTCATGTGAACCAGCGCAATGAGGGCATTGACCTGAACGGCGTGTCCGGTGCATTGATGGCAACCACCAATATGCAGATGCAGACCTTTGTAACACAGCCAAATGGAGCCGCGGAGGGCTTTGACGGCTATAACGGCGTCATGGCCTTTGCCGCCAACCAGCGGGACGAGGTGCGTGACCTGCGCGATGTAGCTGGCGCGCTGGGCGCACAGCCGGGGATGAAGCAGCAGACCTTTGTTGCCGGTTTTTCCGCCGGAGCAGGCGCAAAAGCGGGCGGCATTGGATACAACGAATCGGTTGCTCCAACCCTCAAGGGCAGCCCCGGCGGGAACTGTATGCCGTCTGTTTTATGCCTTAATGACCAGGGCGGCAGCGTGATGGAATGCAGCGAAAACGTGTCCGGAACCCTCCGAGCACAGGAGCATGGACACCAACCTCTTGTTTACGAAAACCATGGCATTGACAGCCGATACACTGGCCCCCACGAAGTAGCGCCCACCATATCCGCCGCTTATGGATTGGGCGGAAACAACACTTCTCTTGTCGAGCAGAACGCGGGTGCCATCTGCATTGCCGGAAATATTGTAGACCGCCAGCCGGAGAACGGCGGCAACGGTCTTGGCTGTCAGGAGAATTTGGCGTATACATTGACCGCCACAGACCGGCACGCGGTCGTAGAACTTTATCAAAAAACAGTTGGAACATTATGCCGCGGAGATGAAAAAGGTATCGGTAATCAATACGTCAGTCAGGATAAGTGTATCATCAACGCATCCTGTTCTGAAACACATCACCTCATTCGCCGCCTGACACCTTTGGAATGTGAACGGCTTCAGGGCTTTCCGGACGGCTGGACAGACATCCCCGGCGCGTCGGATAGTGCAAGGTACAAAGCTCTGGGCAACAGCGTGGCGATACCCTGTGTGGAGTTTATTATGTCGCGGATCGCCGCGGCCATGCGGGCGGCATAGCCGCTTTGTTGGTATCGCCGCTGTTTCACGCCGCTTCTTCGTTGGCTTTGGTCATAGCTTTCACGCTTGCTTTCGGGTATCTTAGCTTTACCATTAAAAAGATTGGAGGAACTGCCATGGCAGAAAAAACGCGCAACCTCTGCGCTGAAATCCCCTTGGAGCTGCATACCAAAGTACGGCAGCGACAGGCGGAATCCGGGCAAACGCTGAGTCGGTACATGACCGCGCTCATCACCAAATTTTATGAAATGGAGTCCTGCAAACAAAAGTCAATAGCTGAAATGAAAAAAGTCCCGCAAAATTTGCGCAGCTGAAAAAGGACATGACAAAACAGGCTGGAGAAAAAGCTTCGCCAGCCGGGATAAAGTAGCAATCTGATTTATCTTTGTGAGGTGTCCTGCTGTGCGTCAAAAGCCTCCAGGCACTCTTTCACACGGGCATAGTAGATGCGCAGGAACTTGTTCTGCGCGGCTGTCATGTAGACGAAATATGGCTTGCCCTCCGCGCGTTTCTTATCGAGAAACTGGTACACTGGCTCATCTGCCGGGGCTTTTCTCAGGTATGTACAGATGATCTGGTACAGCGTTTTCCGCAGATGTGGAGAGCCGCGCTTGGTCGTAGGGACGCTCTTGGCGCTGTGCTTGCCGGACTGGTCTACGGCCGGATCAACGCCGGCAAATCCAACAATGGAACTGCGGCGTGGGAAACGGCGTACATCGCCGATCTCAGCCATAAGCTGTGCGGCAGTGGTTTCGCCAACACCGTACATGGCGCGCACGGTATCGTACTCTGGGAGTTGCTTTGCAAGGCGCGTCATCTCGGCGCGCAGCGCAGCCAGCGTCATCTTACCCGATAGAAGCTGTTGCGCCGCTGTGGCAATAAGTAATTTGGTGTTGTCGTTTTTTGGAAGCGTTGTGATGTGCCCACCGCTTCCGGCATAAACATCCAGCGCCTTTTCCGCGCTGAAATGGTAGCCCTTGCGCTTGCACCACTTCTGGTAGCGCTCGGTGAATGCTTTCTCACTGACACAGCAGATACAGTCGCAGTGGTAGAAGGTCATGACAAAGTCCACCCATTTCTGGTGACCGTCGGCGCGTTCCGGGCTGGAGAACAGTTCGTTCACGCCGGGAAAGGTCTTGTCGGTTAGCGAAATGAGATTGTTTTGCAGCGATACCACCGTTTTCATGTAGAGGTTGTACTGACGGCTGCACAGCTTCAATTGTTGCCTTACAGTGTCCATAGGCGTATATTCCCGCAGATCCACCCAGTTGTCAAGGCCGTATTTGGCGATTTTCATGGCATCTGCCTTGTCGGTCTTGACCTTACGGATGGAACCGCCCCCGCTCTGCTTGATGAACAGCGGATTCAGGACACAGACATAGATGCCGTATTCGTGCAGCGCCGCCGCTACCGGCTCATGGTAGCGTCCGGTGGCCTCCATGATGACACGGGTATTTTCCCCCAGCGCGATGATGGCGTAGGCCATCTGCTCCAGACCGACCTCGGTGTGGAGAAATTCCTGTGGCAGCAACGCCACTTCACCCATTGGCCGCAGGGCAGCCACCATGCTTTTCCCTTTGGAAACATCGATCCCAACTGCGTTCATTTTGTTCCTCCTTGTGATTGGATATGGCTTTCCGCCTTTTCCTCATTGCCTGTTCAATCTCCTGAGTGACGCGAGCGCACAAGGTGGCTCTACCTGCGCAAATCGAATGCTGCGAATGAAAGAGGCGGCTGACGGACTCCATTTCGGGCGTGTTGGCCCATGGAAATTGCTGTCAGGCCATTACTCTCCCATTCTAACAGCTTCGGCTTTGAGATGGAAAAAGACGCGGCTGGCTGCCGCGCCTTAAACCGTAATTATTATTGTAGGAGAAAACAGCAAAAGCGGCCCCGGCGGTTACGCTGGAGGCGGTCACGGTCCCGCTGGCTGACGGGCGGCGCGGTGTGGTGTTAGTCCTCACCGATGAATACAGCAGAAAAACAGTCATGCGGGCCATGCCTGCCAGCAGGTGACCCGCAGAAGAACCCCGACGCCAGGGCGGCGCCGGGGTTCCTTTTTTATTCTGCTGCGGTGGCTTCCGCCGCGTCCGCCGGTTCCTCCAGCGCGGGCGGCGTGGTTCCGCCGGTCTGCTCCGGCGTCCCGCTCGTTTTGCTCAAAACCAGCTTGGACAGCTTGGAAAAAACGTCTTTCGCATACAGCACATAGGCCGTCACCATGGCCAGGTTGGCGGCTGTTGCCACGTTGACCGTTTCGCCGTCAATGTCGATTGCCACAATATCGGGGTTCAGGCGTCCCGCTACATAGAAAGCGACGAAACAGGCGGCAATAATGACCCCCTTAATGACGCCGTTCCGGCATTTGATGCGGTCGAAAGTCCCATCAAAAAGGGCGTTCAGGCTGCCCAGCACGACGTTGACAGCCACCAGGAGAACCAGGCCAATGGCCAGGCGGATAATAGTCTGTTCCATTTTTACCTCTCATTCCTGCCCGGTGCCGTCCTGGCCATTTTCGTGGCACCGCGGAAATGGGCAGTTTTCGCATTGGCTCCGATCACATGGGATCGAACCGTCCCAGCGTACCAGGGCCACCAGCCAGGTGACCACAGCGGCCAGGGAAAACACCCAGGCCAGCGCCTTGAAAATAACCATTTCAGCACCTCCGGCAAAATTATTTGTTGATGGTGATAACCTGGCCCACATGGATCAGGTTCGGATTTTTGATCCCGTTGTCTGCTGCCAGCTTGGCCACGGTGGTGCCGTACTTCGCGGCGATACAGGAAAGCGTGTCCCCGGCCACAACGGTGTACTTGACTGCGCCGCCGGGCAGGCGGAGGACCTGGCCCACGCGGATCAGGTTCGGGTTTTTAATGCCGTTGATCTCCACCAGTTTGGCCACGGTGGTGCCGTGGGCCGCCGCAATACGGGAAAGGGTGTCGCCGCTTTTTACGGTGTATGTACCCGCCGCCGTGGGCGTCGGTTTCGTTGGCTTGTCCGCCGTCCCGCCGGACGTACCGCCCAGCTTCCGGGCGATCATGTCAAAGTCCGGGGTAATAAAACCGCGGATATACCGCCCATTCACTTTCATGGTGCGCTTGCCCACTTTGCCGCCGTTCATGTTCCCCTCTGTGACCACAAAGGTGCCGCTGCCCACCTTGGTGACAATGCCAATGTGATCCGGTGCGCCGGTGTTGTCGGTGGTGGCGTAGTTGGCCCCGTCCTGCCAGTCGTACACGCAGGCGTCGCCCACCTTGGGGGTGTATGCGTCGTTCTCCGTCCAGATCCCTTTTTTCTTGGCGATCTCGACGTACTTTCCCACGCCGCACTCCGTCCCGGTGTACTCCGCAATCCCGGCCTTGATGTACGCCGCGGAGGTCGTGGTGGCACAATGGGCGTCACCCACCTGTACGCGGGTGCCTCTGGCCAGCGGCTTGTGGTTGTTGTAGATGTTCAGGATCTCCAGGTGCTTGGCGCTGCCTCTGGTTGCTCCGTTCCATGCGTTGATAATGTCCGCAACCTTTTGGCGCAGTTCGTTTCCGGTCATAATGTTTATACCTCCTCACAGGCCCGCGTCCGGTGGTTCTCCGGTGCCCGCGGGCGGTTCCTCCGGGGCAGGCTGCGGCCCGCTCCCGCTCGTTCTGGCGGCCTCCGCCGCCGTGTCCTTGTTCGTCTTAATCCAGCCCATGACGCCGTTTTCCAGGCCGCACACGCCGAACACGCAGCCGGTCAGGGTTGCAGGCTCTGATCCGGTGTGCCAGAACACCACCAGATCGGCCACCGTGTACGCCACCAGAAAAACCGCCTCCAGCACCAGGATCCTGTCCATGGTGCCCATTTTCTTTTTGGGCGGCTTCCGTTCCTGCCGCAGCGCCCGCAGCCGCTTCCGCAGGTGCTTATACGCCAGCCGGGCCACGAAATAGCCCAGGAGGGCACCGGCAGCCCACGCCGCCGCGGCCACAATGAATATTTTCACAGGTTGCCTCCATTACAGAAAATCGTCTTTTTCCACGCACACGCGGTAAACGTCCAGGATCCGCTCCGTGGTCACTCTGGTTTTGTTGTTCTTGAAATCCTTGTGATCCTTGCAATAGATTTCGTAGGCGTCAATATCGGCCAGGATCTGCTCAAAATGTTCCTGACTGTGCCGGGTGCCGTGTTTTACTTCGTCCCCGAACCGTAGGATCCGGTAACGGCAGTTTATGGCCTCCTGCTCTCCGTCCGCTTTCCTCATGGCCTGCACCTCGGTTTCCAGCCTGTCCACCTTGGCGATCACTTCGCTGTTGATCTTCCGCCCCAGCCAGGCCAGGAACTTGGAAACGGGGTTGATCTTCACCGGGGTAATTTCGATAAACACGGACACCAGCGCCACCACGGTGACGCCGCCAGCCAGCGCCTGGCCTACGCTCACGGTGGACAGCGTTTCAATTAGTTTTTGCACAGATCCACCTCCCCCATGGCGGTATCGTAGTCCCGCCGAACCGCCGCCATTTCCTCCTCATACCGGAGGGCGTCGCGCTGGCCCAGCTGCACCACCATGGCCTTGGTGATTTCGTTCTGGCGGTCAATGATCTGGCAGAGGTCCGCCACCAGCTTCATATAATCCATGGCAGCGTCACCTCCTCGCGCCGATCAGCCCGGCGACGTGTTCCAGGTCTGCCATGTCCGCCTCAAAAAATGCATGGCCCCACAGCCAGAAATCCGCATGATCCGGGTGGCGTAATTTCTGCGCCTCCGGGTCGCTCCACAGGAGATCCCAGCGCATTTGATGGCCGGCGTCTTTCCGCTCCAGCTTGGCCGTAATGGCGCCGATCAGGGCACCGCGGGCTTTCCCGTTTCCGTCGTCATTTCGTGCAAAATAGCGGTGTGCGCTCTCGCTGGTGACCGCGCACAATGGGCGGCCATTATGTACCAGAAACCCGTCCACAGCGTCCACAGGCGTACCATACCGGAGGTTTACGGGGCCGTTGATACTCACAAACCGCGCTCTTTTTCTTACGATGTAGGCAGCGTCCACGGCTTACACCTCCGTCCACCCGTACACGCCAGGCTCCCACACGTTGCTGTCCACGGTGCTGATCCAATGCTTGCCATTGTGCGACACCTTGGCGTCCTTGCTGTATGCGTCATGTGCGCCAACCGGCTGGGACCATTCCGGCCATTCCTCCGCCGGATCGGAAACCGGCGTCCAAAGGCTCGCGGTTTTGTCCGGCGTCCAGTCCGCTTGTGACGTATGGGCCTGAACGCATTTATACAGCTTCCCGTCCGTATATCTGCGGATCTGGCCCACGGTATAGGCTACCGGCACCGCCCACGGCGCGAAAAGGTCCGCGTGTTCCGCCGCCGTTGTGGCGTCCACGCTTCCGGCCTCCGCCATTGTGACGAACACGATCCCCGTAGCGTCTGCCGCCTTGGCGATCTCCACTCCCGCGTCCGTTTCTTCCAGCATGACCGTGATTTCTGCCCCCGCCATGTCAGGGCGTCCCAGGAGGTGGTAAACGGTGCCGTTGTGCGCGATCCCCGTGGCCTCCGCCTCCGGGCACAGCACGAAACAGCCGTTTTCCGCCTGCTTGATGTAGTTGGGGGCCTCGGTCATGGCCACGGTCGCCCCGTCTTTTGTGATCTTGAACATGGTTTACACCTCCGTTTTGAAAATCGCATAAAATAGCCGCCGCAGTTTCAGCACCCTGCCGTGATCGTTGAAGTTCTCATAGTAGGAAATCGGTGTTTGCAGCCATTGGGCCACCTGCTCCACCGTCATTTCACCGCTGGCCACACGCGCCTGGAAAAGCCGCAGTTTCCGCCGTGCCCGCTTCATGCCGTCCCGGCAGCCGTGGATCTTCACGGCGCCGGTGTCCGTCACCTGAAACTTTGCTTTGCAGAACCGGAACGGTCTGGAGAACGGAACCACTTTTGACTTTCCGGCGTTGACCTGCAGGCCCATGGCCTCCGCGTGGCCGATCACGTCCGCCGCGGTCATCTCCGCCGCCTGCTTCGACGGCAGAATGGTGTAATAGTCGTCCATGTAATGGGCAGCGCCATGGATCGAAAGCTGGGCTTTGATCCGGTTGTCCAGGGAGGACGGCAGCGCCACCATTTCCTGCTGGCTTGGCTCCACGCCCAGCGGCATACCCACGCCGCCCGGCACAGCTGCCACCACCAGATCGGCCAACTGCCGCAGGTCCGGGTTTAGGATCATGCCCCGGTGCCGCTCATACAGCAGCGCGTGGGGCGCGTCCGGGAAAAAGTGGTGAAAATCCATCAGGAACAGGGCACCCTCCAGGCCATGCTTGCGGTAATGGTCCCGCAGGTGCTTGGCCAGGCGTCTGTAATGGAAATGCAGGCCGCCGCCTTTCTGGCTGGCTTTGTTGTCGTAGATCATACTGGGCACATACAGCGGCACCAGCACCTTTTTGGTCAGAACCTTATAAACCTGCCGATCCTCAATGTGCGGCGCGTCTATTGGTCGAACCTTGCCCCGTTCTTTCAGGGTGAAATGGGCGGTTTTGCCTGGCTTCCATGTTCCATTCAGGATCTTGCGCCGGCGCTTGGCGGTGCCTGAAAACAGGTGCATTTCAAACCGCTGTGTGCTGGCTTTCCACCTCACGCCGTTGCAGCATTTCCGGCCATAGAAAAACATGGCGCGGTAACTGAAAACTTCCTCAATCGGCCCCAGGGCGTCGCTGCGGGCCTTTCGCTTTGCCTGCCGCCTTGTCTGGCGGCGTCTGTAACGCGCCTCGCGGCGCTGTTCGCTTGTCATAGAAAAGTATTCGCCCTCCGTACAGTTGTGGTGTTGGTGTGCGTCTAAACTGCTTCGATCCAGCGCATGAAACGGGGTTAGCACAATACCCCCGCCATGCAAGCAGCGTCCGCGCGGGATCATCAGCGGGCAGTTTCAGGCTTTCGCCAGGGAAGTATCTTTCCTTTTACATGGGTCCGGTTCACGTTCGTTACTGCATTTGACCCAGTTATGCAAAATCAGGGGGCCAGCGCCCAGGAATTGTTGGCGTTGTTATTGTTGGCGCTGCCGTCGGAGTTGACAAGGCAGAAATTGTTGCTGTTGCTCGAATTGACGGAACGGCACCACACATTGGCCGCCGTCAGAGGGGAAAGCCGCCCTGCCTCCCGGCGCGTTTTCAAAGATACACCCATAAAAATGACTTATTTCCGCTTCCTGTCGCTCTCCAGGATATTCCGCAGCAGGGTGTCCTCCCGGTCTATCAGTTCGCCCAGGCTCTGCGCCATGCGGTCCAGCTTGTCCATGGCCTCCTTGGGTGGAACCGTCTTTCCGCTGGGCGCCGTAAAGCACCCTTGCGGGTTCTGGTACATAACCAGATAGGCATGGGTCAGGCGCACGTCCAGCGCAGAGAGGGAGGCCAGCGCCTCCAGCAAATGCGCCTTGCGCTGGGCTTTGCGCTGTTCGTCCGACGGGTATATTTTGTTGGCCTTTTCGGTGTGGTCCATGACCTCACCGGCCAGCTGCGCGGTGCCCTCTGCAATCAGCCGGGAATAACGGGCGGAAAGCCGCGTCAAAAAGCCCACCGTTTCCACATAAATCTGGTTTGCGGTGTTCACATACTCCGCTTTGCTCACGGTCCGCTTTTCTTTCAGAACTGACATTCTTTC